CGCCTATAAGGGTATACCCTCTGTTTTTTATCGTGATGGCCCTGGTCTATTTATTCATCGCTAAAGGGTACACACTGAACACATACTTTCTTGACTGTGTAATCACTCTTATAACTGAGTAGTCTTATACAAGAGTACTCTTATGTCTTATATAAGACCTATAAAGACACGGGGGGAGGGTCTAACGCGTAGACTACTGTATTATAGTACCCTAACAGATACAAAAAAGAGCTAAAATAGGCATAATACTGCATAAATTAAAGAGTAACTATATAGAAAAAAGACATTTAGAAACATATGGTTATATTTATATTTAATATTGTACATTTAGAACTAAAAAGAATAGTCCTGCAAAGGTAAATAGTCCTTGACTTTTACCGAAAAGTATGCTACACTCAACCCCACTATACAGGTGTAAGAGAAAAGACTATTCAAACCCATAATAAAAAATAATAACTAGAAAAGATTTTACAACTTAGCACTGTATAGCTTTTATTAGTTACTAATAGACCTGAAAGGATAAACTTTTATGTCCCTTGAAGATCCTCAGCCTAAAAAACGCGGAAGAGGTAGACCTCGAAAGACTGAAGTTGAAGCTAAAAAGAAACGAAACAAGGTTGGTCGTCCTCCAGGAGAAACGGCTAGGATTAAAGAGTTTCATGCAAGGCTATTAGCTACTAGCGGTGAGACAGTTATTAACACAATCATTAAGAAAGCACTTGATGATGACGATAAAGATCAAGTAGCGTGTCTTAAAATGTGTATTGATCGTGTGTTACCGATGTCGTACTTTGAGAAAGGTAAGGATGCAGCAAGAGGAAACGTTAACATCCAGATATCAATGGTAGGTGACGCTAAAGCAGAAGTTGTCGATGAGAATATAACTGATGTAGAGTTTGAGACTGTAGATGTCAGACCTGAAGATTAGTTTACTTCCCTGGCAACAGGAGGTCTGGACCGATGAGTCTAGGTTTAAGGTCATAGCTGCTGGTCGTAGGACAGGCAAGAGTATGTTAGCAGCGTGGAGACTCATAGTGTCTGCGTTAGAAGCTAAGAAGGGTCATGTGTGGTATGTAGCCCCTACGCAACAACAGGCTAGGGACATTATGTGGCAACAGTTGCTGGAGTTAGGACATCCAGTAATAGCAAGCAGTCACATAAACAACATGCAGGTCACATTGATTAACGGTTCGATGATATCGTTAAAGGGTGCAGACAGACCTGAGACGATGCGAGGTATAGCTTTAAAGTTTGTTGTACTTGATGAGTATGCAGACATTAAACCTACAGTGTTCGAGCAGATTCTTAGACCAGCGTTAGCTGACTTGAAGGGTCATTGTATATTTATTGGTACACCGAAGGGACGTAATCACTTCTATGATACCTACAAGATGGGACAGAGCAAGAAACCAGAGACTAAAGATTGGAAGTCCTGGCACTTTACTAGCTTTGATAACCCACTGTTAGACAAAGAAGAGATTGAAGTAGCAAAGAACACTATGTCTACGTTTGCATTCAGACAGGAGTTCATGGCTAGTTTTGAAGCACCACAGTCAGAGATATTTAAAGAAGATTGGGTGGTAGTAAAGGATAAAGATGATGAACCAGAGCATGGTACTTACTACATGGCTGTGGACTTGGCAGGTTTTGAGAACGTATCAAAGCAAGCCAGTAACAAGAAGAAGTATTTAGACCAAACATCTATAGCTATTGTCAAGGTAGGAGACGATAACAAATGGTGGGTTGATAAGGTTGACGCAGGTAGATGGGATATTAAAGAAGTATGCGAGAGAATCCTAAAGCATGCCCAATTATACGACATACAGGTCATTGGTATAGAAAAAGGTTCTCTAATGAGAGCAGTGTTGCCTTATTTAACAGAGATGATGCTAAAGAAAGGTATCTATCCACGTTTAGAAGAAATAAAACTAGGTAACAAGAGTAAGATAGACAGAGTTGTTGGTGCATTGCAAGGAAGGTTCGAGCATAAACAGGTAGAACTTTGTGATGGTGATTGGGTAAGAGAGTTTAAAGACGAGTTGCTTAACTTTCCTACCACTGGCGTACACGATGACATGATTGATTCAGTAAGTTTGATAGCTCACATAGCTAATGCAGCAGTATACTTTGAAGATTACGAAGACGATTACGAACCCTTAGACATTATATCAGGATACTAATATGGCTGAAGATTACAACGAAGAAACAAACGAAGTAGAAACGCAGAGCGACAAAGATCTGGTGTCTTTCGTGGTTGACCACTGTGACAAGTGGAGAGATTGGAGAGATACTAATTATGAAACCAAGTGGGATGAATATGAAAGGATATATTATGGTGTTTGGTCCGCTGAAGATCGTACGAGGGATAGTGAGCGTAGTAAAATTATTAGTCCTGCCACCCGTCAAGCTGTTGATAACAGGGTTGCGGAAACTATGGAAGGCTTTGCTGGAACAGGTAAACTGTTTGAAATAACTGACGATGGTTTAGATCAAGAAAGAACTGACGTTGAGATGATGCAATCTCTTCTGTTAGAAGATACTCACAACAACGCATACATTAACAACGTATCATCTATTGTTAAACTAGCAGAAGTCTACGGCACAGGTATAGGAGAAGTTTTAGTTAAGACTGAAATGGAACGTATACCTACAACACAGGCTATGCCAGGTGAGCAAGGTATGGCTGCTGTAGGCGTTACAGAACAAGAGAAGGTTGTTGTAAAAGTCAAGCCTGTTAACCCTAGAAATCTACTGATTGATCCTAACGCTGACTCAATTGAAGAAGCAATGGGTGTAGCAGTAGAAGAGTACGTTAGTCTCTATCAGATAGTAAGAGGGATAGAGTCAGGTGTTTACCGTAAAGTAGATATAGAACCCGTTTACGAAGGAGATGATTTAGACCCTAGCCACTTGGAAGAAACTACATACCAAGATGACAAAGTAAAGATTATTCGTTATTACGGTCTTGTACCAAGAGAATACTTAGAAGACTTAGAGAATGGAGGTGATGAAGTTGTTGATCTGTTCCCTGAACACTCTGCTGCAGATCAAGTTTCTGATCTCGTCGAAGCAGTCATTGTTATTGCTAATGACAATCAGCTTCTAAAAGCAGAGCAGTCTCCGTATATGATGGAAGATAGACCTATCATTGCATATAGACCTGAGGTTCAACCAGGGCTCTTCTACGGCGTTGGAACAGTCGAGAAGGGTTACAACATGCAAAAGGCTATTGACGCCCAGCTACGCAGTCATATGGACTCCTTAGCCCTAACCACTGCACCTATGATGGGTATTGATGCTACAAGACTACCGAGAGGTATGAAGTTCGAAGTTAGACCTGGTAAAAACATCCTAACTAATGGAAACCCTGCTGAGATCCTACAACCGTTTAAGTTTGGAAGTACAGACTCTTCTAACTATGAAACAGCTAAAGGTTTTGAAGCAATGCTGCTACAGGCAACAGGCACACTAGACTCGTCAGAGTTGGTCAAGAGCGCAGCAGGTGGGGGACAGAACAACGGTATGGGTATGTCACTAGCTATGTCTGCTATTGTCAAGAAGAATCGTGTGGCAATGGCATCGTTTCAGGATGACTTCATCATACCAATGGTTAAGAAGGTTGCGTATCGGTACATGCAGTTTGATCCTGACCGTTACCCAATGCAAGACTTTAAGTTTACTACGTTCTCTTCTATTGGTGCTATTGCCAAAGAACACGAACAACAACAACTTATTGGTCTAATGCAAACGCTTGGTCCTGATTCACCTATTGTGCCTATCTTATTGAAAAGTATTATAGGTACGTCTAGTTTGATGAACAAAGAACAATTAGTTATGCAGCTAGACCAGATGTCACAACCTGATCCACAAGCTCAAGAAATGCAACAACAACAAGCTCAGTTACAGATGGGTCTAGTACAGGCTCAAGCTAATGAGTTAAACGCTAGAGCGCAAGAGTCTGCTGCTGATGCACAAGAAGCACAAGCAAGAGCGCAGAAGTTAATAACTGAAACATCATTACTAGATGACAAAGCTAAGATTGATTTGATTAGAACACTGACAGCAAACATTAACACTAAAGATAAGAATGAGTTTGACAAGCGTGTTAAGACTGCTGAAATGATTTTAAAAGAAAGAGCTATAGATTCAAATGAAAAAATAGTTGACATGCAGATGCAATCTAAACAAAATAATGCTTGACATTTAACTTAAAATATGGTATAATGTAAAACATTATTTAATAACAGGAGAACTCCTATTGGATAAAGAACTCCAGACATACTACGAAGAACGATTCAGCATGATGGCAACAAAAGGATATAATGATTTGTTATCAGATGTTGAAACAATGATTGAAGAAAGAAACAACTTGATGGCTACACAAAGCCTAGAGGAGTTAAACTTTCGTAAGGGACAGTTAGATGTCTTACATTGGATTAGAACTCTTAAACAACTTTCTGAAGAAGCCTGGGAGCAGCTAAACAATGAGCAGAAGGATATTTGAATTTAGGTGTGGCGAAGGTCACATTACGGAAAAATACATTGATTCTACAGATCATTCAGTTACATGTTCTGTGTGTCAGAGTATAGCAACTCGTATTATCTCAGCACCAACCATTATGTTAGAAGGAGTAACTGGAGATTTTCCAACTGCTGCTGACGCATGGGTGAGAAAACGAGAGCAAAAAACAAGACTCGCCAACAAACGCAATGAGGGTTAGCGTCTGGTGATATTTTTTAATTCCTAAAATCACAAACGTGACAGGAGAATATATGGCTGTATTTGAAGAACCGTTAAAAGAAGAAATTGAGTTTAGTGAAGTTGAAGAGTTAGGTAAAGAGCAAGAGGAACCAGAAGCAGTAGAAGAACCTGCTGTAGAGGAGAAACCTAAAGAAGAGTTACCTGAAAAGTATCGAGGCAAGTCTGTTGAAGATGTAGCTAAGATGCACCAAGAGTTAGAAAAGCTCAACAGCAGACAAGCTCAAGAAGTTGGTGAAGTTAGAAAACTAGCTGACGAACTTTTAAAACGAGAACTCTCTCATAAAAAAGCTATTGAACCCCAAAAAGAAGAAGATCAAGAAGTCGATTATTTTTCTGATCCAGTAAATGCTGTAAACCAAGCTGTAGAAAAACATCCTGCTATTGCAGAGGCTAGGCAACAAGCTCAGTCTATTAAGCAACAACAGGTAACTCAGCGTTTAAACCAAGAGTTCCCTAACTTGAATGAAGTAACGCAAGACCCTAAGTTTTTTGAATGGATTAAAGCATCTCCTGTAAGAACAAAACTTTTTACAGAAGCGCACTCTCAGTTTGATTATGACTCTGCTGTTGAATTATTATCAACGTGGAACATAATGAATCCGAGTCAACCACAAGAAACTTCTAGTCCTGAGTTAGTTACCGAGGCAAAAAAAGGAACACAAGAAAGTTTAAAAGCTGCTTCAGTTGATACAGGTTCACCTGCACCTACTTCACGAAAAACTTATCGAAGGACTGATCTAATTAATTTACGTTTACGTGATCCACAGCGTTACGAAGCTATGCAAGATGAAATACTTTCAGCGTATGCGGAAGGGCGCGTTAAATAAAAAGGAAATAAGAAATGGCACTAGGTACTAATAACGTCACCAAAACGACGGCAGCAAAGTTCATCCCTGAAATTTGGAGTGATGAAATAGTTGCAGCATACAAACAAAATCTTGTAGCTGCTAACTTGTTCTCTAAGATGTCTTTTAAAGGTAAGAAAGGCGATACGCTTCATATTCCGAAGCCTACTCGTGGTTCTGCATCTGCAAAGGCAGCGTCAACTCAGGTCACACTGATTGCTGCAACTGAGAACGAGATTCAAGTTCTTATTAACAAGCACTACGAGTACTCACGTTTCATTGAGGACATCGTTGAGACACAAGCACTTAGCTCTCTGCGTAAGTTCTACACTGATGACGCCGGCTACGCTTTAGCTAAACAGGTTGACACTGACTTGATTCAGCTAGGTCGAACCGCTGGTTCAGGTACTGCGTACTCTACAGCAGCCACAACGACTAATGCATTCATTGGTTCTAACGGTACTACTGTCTATAACTCTACATCATCTAACGCTGCTGCGTTGACTGATGCTGCTATTAGACGTACTATCCAACGACTTGATGATGCTGACGTACCGATGACGGATCGTATGCTACTTGTTCCGCCTACCACAAGAAACACTTTGATGGGAATCGACAGGTTCACTTCTGAGTCTTTTGTTGGTGAAGCTGGTTCATCTAACACAATCCGTAATGGTTTGATTGGTGATGTGTACGGCGTAAAAGTCTATGTCACAACCAATGCTGACGCAGGTGCTGGTAACTCAGGTGCTGACCGTATTTGTCTCATGGCTCACAAAGATGCTTTCTGTCTTGCCGAGCAAATGGGTGTACGTTCACAGACCCAGTACAAGCAAGAGTGGCTTGCAACATTGTTTACATCAGATATGCTTTACGGTGTAGCCGAGTTGCGTGACAGTTCTGCTGTTGCTCTAGCTGTTCCTGCTTAATTAAGTAGGTATCTCCCCAGGCTCACAAGGCTTGGGGAGTTTTATTATTGTCGTTCATCCATCAAGGACGGAAGTAGGGAAACCGAAGGAACGCATCTTTCTTTAAATAGGAGGGTGTTATGTCTTGGACAGACTACTGCCGTAAGCGTGAGATAGACAATTACAAGAAACAACAACTACTTAAACTTCGACAAAGGAAACAGTTATGTGGACTAAACCTGAATACACTGAGATGAGATTTGGTTTTGAAGTCACGATGTACATTGCAACTAAGTAAGGGCGTATAATGGCTATATATAGAGGTCCAGGAGGGTCAGGAGA